AGTAGACCACTGACCAAAATTAAGAACATAGTTTAAGTGTTTAGCTATACCTACAGAGTTATCAGGCTCTCCTTCAGCGGTTACATAGTCTAAAGGATTCCATATAGTAGGGTTGCCTACGTTACTGGTGTAAATTCTTCCATTAGGGGTCCCTACAGCAACATAAGAATCAATAAACACTGCTCCTGGTAATAAACCACCAACAGGAAAGAAATTAAGCAATGAAGTTGCTGTAGCGCCTGCACCAGGCCCTGTGCCATCAATAATGCCTACTAAAGGTGCATAAAGATAACCTGACCCAGCAATAGTAATAGTAATTCCTGTAATCACTCCACTTATGTTTTGTACTGTACCTTGTGCCCTAACACCAGCGTAAGTAAGTACTGCAGTTCCGTCTGTCATTGAACCACTAGTAAATGTAGGAGGTGTAGAAGCTGTAGTGCCTCCTGTTGTTACAGTATAAAGGTTAGCAGCGTAAGCAATTTGATCACCTGTGCTGTAGGTACTAGTAGCTCCCCAAGTAACACCAAAAGTTACTAAAGGAGCTACATAACCCGTACCGCCAGTAATAATAGTAGTTGTTGCTACTTTATCGTTAGTTATTTGACTAAAAGCAAAAGTAGCACCGTTAATTAAATAACCATTAGTTTGATTATGTAAAAATAAATAACCATCATTTAATGTTTGTACAAAGAAAACATTAGATACAACACCTGTCATAGTACCAATAGTTGTTCTAACATATGTAGTAGGGTCTACTTTATACACAACATTATTAAGAACACAGATAAGAACACTCTTAAATAAATACATACCTTGAGCATCTACTACTCCAAAGGCAGGACTAACAGGCTGAGCAGTTAAACCCGGACGCTTAATAAACTCACGCTTTTGCTCACGAGTTTCAAAGTAACCATTAACACACTTAGAGTCAGTATTAAGTTGACCATTTCGGGATTCTATTGGTTGCGAAAGAGGTATCCGCTGTTGGGCCATTATGAGTTTAAATTTCCAAATACTACGTTAGACATCCGCATATCTGCTTGAAAAAATGTACTTGTACTTTCAATATCCCAATCGCAAAGCTGATCTTGATACATTTTAGCACGTTGCGCTATTTCCATACGATGATTCTGTGGTACGGAATATTCAATAGCTAATTGATCAGCTAAATTCCATATTAAAGTATTCATCCATTCTGTAGGAAAATCAGGGGTTTGAGAACCAGTGTTAATGTCTTCCATTGGTTGCTGGCAAACAAAATACAATACATAAGTAGTAGCAGTATTATAATCAGGAGTTAAGTACATGTACAAGTCAGTAGAATCACGACGCACATTAGCGTACATTGAGTTACCTGTCCCTGTAGAAAACTTAGAACCTAATATATCATATTCTTGTTTACTAAGAAGTTGAATAGGTGTATCAATAAAAGGTGTAACAGAAATATTACGAATCCACGCTTGAATAACTTTTAAAGGTTTAGCAGTATCTAAATCGGTTGTAGGCGTAAGAGTAGCAGGACCAATAGTATACTTTGTTTTATTTTGTACAAAAGGAACAGTAAGTTCATTTACTTTCCATATTTTTAATCCTTCAGTAGCCATTTGCTTAATTAAAAGATTTAATGCCAACGAAGCATTTGCAATAGTCTCAGGGTCTGGAGTAGAGCCTAGTTCTAATACTCCAAGCTTTCGTAAGGCTAATTGAATAACTTGATCTCTTGTAACCGTAAAAACAGAACTCATTATTTAGCTTCCAAATAAAATACGAACAGCTTTATCTAAGCCGATAGTTTGTGCAACAATAACCACTAAAGCCCCTACAGCAATATACTTAATCTGAGATAGATTCTTTTCTATTGAGTGCATAGTACTAGCTAAATCAACAGTGGTATCACGAAGTTCTTTAATGTCTTCTGCGTGGTTAGCTTGTGTAACTTCAAGGCGTACTACACGGGTTTCTAGTGGATCAGGCATAATTATGCCCAAACAGCCACAGGAGCATCAGGAAACACCGCATCAACTACTGGACTAATCACTAGCCCACGCAAGATTCCACGATAGGTTACAAAGTCAGCAGAGTTAACTAAACCTGTGATAGCTCCGTCACCCGATAAGATGATGCTCATAATGTTTCCTCTGCTGGGATTGGTGTGTTACCTAAAGCAAGCCATGCAAGGTAGGCTTGGTAGTCTGTGTTTGCTGGGTCAAAAGGGATGCAAGCACCGTCTGTTGTGCGGATTACGCTAACAATATTGTTGTCTTTAAAAGATTTACAAAGTTGATACATTTTATAACTCCGAACTTAAAGAAATATAAGCAGATGTATTGTTATTTCCAATACATACTGCACCGTATCCAGTAGTCATTGAGCCTGTTCCATTTGGTTGCCACATTGCGCTATCTGTGCCACCGTATAAAGTTCCTCCAGTGGGTATCATAGAACCAGATGAAGTATCTACACGAACTCCGCTGTAAACTAAAGTTGGAGCAGACCGCATTGCAACGGGATACTTTAAATATAATTCTGCCGTAGTTGTATTGTTTGCAAAACCTGAAGCAAAACCACAATAAGCAAAACCATTTGAGCCAAACATTGTGTAATACCGCTGACACAAAGCTAACTCTTGTCCATAACTTCTAAACTCCCAAGTAGGTGCAGTTACATAAGTACCAGCCCTTAAATCTACACCAGTAATGTAGAAGGTTGCTCCGCTTGTTCCTACTACTGAGGTTGCTCCTGTGGCTGAAAGGTAATTACCGCCTGACCATGCACCAGCAGTACCACTTAATGTAGAGCCTATACCAAGACCAAAATAAACATACATACCAAGACTGTTATTTGTAAGCCAAGTTCCAGTAGTATCTCCAGCAATAATTACGCTAATTGTTGTCCAAGTGTTTGCTACAGGGATTGAATAACTAAAAGGATAACTTCTATTTGCCGCAGAATTTCGTAATGCACCACCAAAAGTTCCAGTTAAAGAACTATAAACTTGAAACGATAAAGTTATTGTTTTAGCATTGGCTGTACCCCATCCTAAATCAGCAATATTAAAACCTTCAATTCTTTGATTTACAACAAAGTAATCACCAGATGCAACTGAATATGCTGAAGATGATGTAATACCTAAATAGTTAGTAAACCCTACTGGTGGTGTAACAGAACCAGCATTTTGTTGTGCTGTAATTTTAGTATTTTGAGATACATCAATAGCAAATCTATCTGTTGCAAAAGCTGATGCGCCACTTGTTGTAGGAGTAACACTAGCACCAGCGTTTCTTTGGTCAATAACCATCGCACCATTGATGATTCTGTTCACAAACCCTGTACGACCACTGCCTATATTAGTTCCATCAGCGAAGGATATATTATCGCCACCATATGAAATACTCATGCTAATTCCTCATCTGTTGGTTTAGCGAAAGTCGGATGCGACCAGCGAGCTATGTAGTCACCCTTGCCATCTGAATCATTTTGAAGTGTGATTACAGTCAAGAAATCCTGTTGTGTAAGGCTAGGATATAGAGCCATTATTTTGTCGTATAACATTATGCGCCCCTTACCATTACTGCTTGAAAATAAGTGTAATATGCACCTGCTGAAGTTGTTGAACTACCGCCTGATGCTTGCAAAGCATAAAATTCAACATAATCAGTAGAACCATTAAAATAAATTAAAGCAGAAGCAGTTAATTCAGATAAAGCATTTGCACTACTTCCTGCTTGAACTCCATCTTTAAACCTTGCACCATTTTTATATAAAGAACAACTAGCATAAGATGGAGATGCTCCTAAAGAAATTGCACCGCCAACTTGATAATAACCAGCTACTGTTGGTGTAAATCTATAATTAGTGGCGTTGTCATAATTAGAATTAGTGTCAAATTCTTCTGTTTGAAACGCTATTTTTGTCCAAGTATTATTTGATAATGTTTGACCGCTTGAAGAATAAGCACTAAATACTGGCATAGCACCGCTAACCTGAATAACACCGCTTGCTGCAGGTAAAGTTACTGTATTTGTTCCTGCGACCGAAGGAGCAGCAACCGTAACGGTTCCGCTAGTATCTCCACTAAGGATTACGCTTGACATTGTTTATTACTCCAATATTTTTGTTGAGCCATCTTTGCTTCTTCTTTCGTAGAAAAATATCCTAAATGTTTTGTTTTACCATTTACACAAACTGAAGAACGAAAAGGTCTAACACCTGTGCATTTATCAAAATGGTGCTTTTTCATTCCTGTTTCGCCGCCTGTTTTATTACAGACATTACAAGTAATTTTTTTATGTTTAAAACCAACCATTTTAATAGATTTAATTTGTTTGGATTCTTCAGAATGTTTTTTACCTGTGTTTGCTTTACTTATCTTTTCTTTAACTTCTAAAGATAATGGTTTACCTGTTTGATGAGAAGGCATCCCTGTTGTATCAAAACCTACAGAAGTTTGTTTAGCTTGGTTAAAAAATTCTTTATTTGTAGCTACCTCAAAACAATTATGTAAAAGTATTTCATGGTCTACAGCTTCTTTACGAGTATTCCATGTAGCTAAAACATGTTTAGTAACTTTAATTTTATTACGATTAATAATTTTTGAACTACCAAGATACTTATCTTTTTCAATACTGCCTTTACAAGAGCGAACGCCTATATAGTATTTCATACCGTTAAACGGTTCTTCAGCAGTTAAAAAATAAGTATAATGTTGCATTAAATTATTACCCAACGCTGACCAGACGGCACAGTAACTGAAAAACCAGCGTCTACAGTAACTGGTCCTACGCTAAACCCATTCTTACCTGTAGTCATAATATAGTTAGCAGTTACCTCTGTTGAGTTTTCATAAATAACACCGTTAGCTTGTGGGCCAGTATTAGCAGCTTGTTGCATTACAGCAGCAGTGATACGTAGTTGAACTGCATCACCACCAGTGAAGGCAGAAGCTGTAGTTCCTTCTTGTGCTCTTACGATTGTGAAAGTATCCGTAGACCTCGCAGTTACTTTAACAATTTCAATAGGACTACCAGAGACTCCAATTAAAGTCACTAAGAAATAATTAGTGCTTGTAATAACAGGAAACAAAGCTCCCTGGCCAGCAGATACAGTCAAAGAAGTAGCACCGCTAGTTATACTAGATGCTAACGTACTTGCTGCATTATTTGTAAACAGAACACTCATGTGTTATCCTAATGTTACGGTATTAATAGCAAAGCCGTCTACTAACTTACTAACTACAGGCTTTGGATATGTTGTTGTATTTATTGTTACTGTTGGTGCATTAACTATAGCTATAAAAGAACGTGGTCTAGAAGTATTTACTGCTATTGTTACTGTAGCTTCTTGAGCTACTGGAGGCATTAAAGAATTACCATAATCATCATAGATAATAGTAACTGGTACAAACTGATCAGATGCTTCTGGTCTTGTCCATACTGGTGCTTGATAATCGGCAACACCTCTTACAAAATCTTGAGGTTGTCTTGTTTCCCAATCATCATTACAAGTCTTTAAACCATCCCAACGCTGACGCAATTCTTGGTTACGAAACTTGCGACCGCAAACATCGCATATTGTAACCCATTCACCTTTATCGTATCTTGAAAAATAACTCACGTATTTTCCTTAAACGTTAGCAACAGTATAAATATTTAAATCTCCAACACCTACATAAGTGTTACCTTGAGATGTAGTAATTGTCATACTTAAACGATAAGTAACATTATCTACTCCGTTAGCAATACGTTGAGAAGCTGTTTGATTATTAATAACAGCAGCCCCTATTATAATGTTATTAGGAGTAGGATCAACCCCATTCATTACAATAACAGTGCAAATAGCCGTAGAGATAGTTTCTGACGAAGATAATACTTGTGTAAAATCAAAAGTAAATAACTCTGATTCAGTAGTAATTTTGTAGCTAAAAGACTCAGCCATTTAGTTTCCTGTATAACATTATAACACGATTTTTAACAAATTGCAAGCTTTTTTTACCGCTTTGCACAACTATTGTGCTATTTCTAGTAATTGAAATAGATAGCTTTTTAGGCTGTACTATAAAGGTAAATTTAGCTACTGCACCAAATATTTTAACAAACTCAGCTACTAAGCTAGGTATAGATGTTACTAAAGCAGTTAATACCTTATTTAAAAGCCTATTTAATGTAACTACGTTAGTAACAACTACTTCCAGTACTTTTCTTAAAGTTTTAGCTAAACTAGCTGTTTCAATAACTACTACACTTAAAGTTCTAAAAAAAGCAAAATGTGTCACAACAAACACTGTAGCTGTTACTACATCATTAATAGTCTTAGCTATGGCTCTTAAATAACTAACAGTACCTATAACTGCCACTGTAAGTGCTTGTGGCTGTCTTTTTAAGATACTTGCTATGTTACCTACCAAAACACTGTAAATCTTTGCTATGGCTCGTTTATAGCTTACCGTGGCTACTACGTTTACAGCAAAAGCTACCAGGTGAAACGTAGACTCTGTCAACACGACAATAGTATGCTCTACAATGGTGCTCATTGTTTTAGCTATAGCTTTTATATAACTAACTGATGCAATAACACTAACGTTTAATAACTTAATTGGTAGTTTAATCAAAATAACTATTGAAGTGCTTAACACTGTTAAAGTATGAGTTATAAACTTAATTAAACTTATTGTAGCAATAGAAGACACAGTAATAAACTTACTAACTGCTTTTACAATACTAATTGTTGTTGTAGATATTACAGTTATTAACTTACCAACAGATTTAACTAAAAATATTGTAGTGGTAGAAGAAACAGTTATTGTTCTTAAATAATTTAATATTTTACTTAAAGTAACTACAGAAATACTTAAAATACTTTTAGTTAAAGCGATTGCTTTTTTAATACTAAGTGTGCCAATTACTAAAACAGATAAAGTCCTTAAATAAGAAATTACATTTTTCAATGTAGCAGAGCTTGTAACAATTACTGACAAAGATTTTAATACTTGTTTAAGTAACGACACTGTAGCCGTCACCGCTACGGTTATTGCTTGTACTACTGATTTATTACTACTACCTGCGTATGAGGCAGCGGAGTATGGTTGCTTACCAAACATTAAAGAACTACCCAGCGACTCCCAGAAGGGACAGTAACTGAAACACCACTAGCGATTGTCATAGGACCAGCAGAGATAGCATTATCTGCACTAGGAATGGAAAAACTGGTTGATACAGTTTTACTGTTTAACAATAAACCATTACTTGCTTGGAGTTGAGGGGATGTTGCAGTTAATGTCGTGTCTTGATATACTGACCTTCCAGCCAAGTAATCACAAAATACTGTTACCGTTCCTGAGAACGTGACGGCATTGCCACTATTGCTAGAAGCAAGTACCGTTGTTCTTGTTAGCGTCGGGCCTGTAGTAGAATATGTACCAAGTCCTGTCTCCCAGTTAGTCCCATCGTTAGCTGAGTAATAAGTAGTGTTTCCATTACCTATAGCAGCAAAAGATTGATAACCAATAGATGTAGCAGACAAAGTAAAGCTAACTGTTGTGTTAGCTGTACCCGTCTGTTGAATGCGGTCATAGACTACAAGGGCCATATAATCCTATTAACTAAATTGTACTTTAAATGTAAACTGAATGGAATCGCCTGTTGTCAGAGCAATACCAGAAAAGTCACCTTTAACAAACAAGTTACCAGAAGTAGCGGCATCAAACAAACCAGCATTGGTGATTGTTTCACCAGTACCAGCAGTTTGAGTTGCTACAACTTGAAAAGTGTCATTAGTAGTAGAAGTTGTTACCTGAGATACTGTACCACTAACTCGTGGAAGTACTTCAGTAAATAAAGTTGTATCTGTTGCACCAGTAGTACCTGCACCAGTACCCCACCCAACGTATTGAGGTGTTGTACCACCGCTGTTTAAACGGGAGGTAATGATGGCACGTCCAGTATTAACTAAGAGTGTAGCCATTTTGTAAATCTCCAAATAATTCTTTTGATTGGGTTTTTATGAAAATAATCTATGACACCAAGTTCTTCCACAGTGCCGTCAGCACGGGTGATGGTGGCAATAAGTTGAATTTCCTTAGCGTCTAGATTAGTGTTCATTATTAACCTGGACCTTGTTTTACAAGCTCAAGGACGATTGTGTAAGAAAGGATTGTTCCTATGGACCAGCCTTGGGTTTGTAATGTAATTTTACCTGTTGGTGAAGTAGCATTGTTTACAATACCACCGTAACGCCAAGCATCTACTTTACCACGGCCTACAAAGTTACCAATACGAATTGGAGTCCCTGCGTCCCAAAATAGTTCTACATCAAGACCATCTTCAACGTCAAAGTTAATCTTGTTGATGCGAAGCTTAGTGGCTTTAACACCATTAATGTTGTAATCAGATAATGTAGCAGGGTCAACGATAATAGTAGAACCTTGATCAGATGTGTCTAAAAGACCATCTAATTTAAGAATTACATTACGAGGGCCATCTACTAAAGTCTGAATAGTAGTTGAGTTAGCCATTATGACCCCCTATTAACGTGAAACTTCTTGAGCAGCAAGAATGTAGTCAAGAGTTACTGTTTCAGTAGCGGTAGGAACATCAATAACAATTGGAGAAACTAAAACACTACTTAAAGTAGTTGCAGAAGTACCAATAGTAACGTTAGGCACACGAGCAACTAAGTTGTTATTTACAAACACTAACAAATCAGTATTGTCGTAATGATAACCTAATTCTACAAAAGTATTAGCAACTAGTGTAGTAACACCAGTAATTAAAGTAGTAGAAGTAGAGCCTACACGTGATACTAAGTTAACTGCGCCAGTACCTGCAGTAACAAACCAAAGTCCGTCAGTAGCAGTAGAAGCAGCAGAAGCTAGACCAATAGTGTACGTACCTGTAAGGGCACTAACTTTAACACGAGTTGTATACCATAGTTTTTGACCAGCAACAAACCCAAAGGAAGTAGCTGTTTTAAAAATAGTAGTAGTTGTTGTTGTTCCACCTGGTGTTAACAAAGCTTGTCCACCAAGACCAGCAGCTAAAGCAAATGTAGAACTAGAACCAGTAAGAGCGTAGTCTGAAGCACTAGAAGGTGCAGTAAAGTCAACAGCATAAGAACTAATACCAAAACCTGTATCGCTTGTGCTATTAAAAGGGTCTGGAAGTGGGTAGCTTGAAAGTGGGTAGCCTTTTGGAACGGTGGCAATTCCGTTTGTAAATCTTGTTGGTGTGCCCATTTGTATCTCCTAAAAGTGATGGGTTCACGTCAGTTAAGACGTTTAGGATTAATTAAATATTACTTAGGGAAAGACAGTTTTTCAACAACGTGTAAACGCTTTTTCTTGAATCCTGAATCTTGACCTTCTTTGTTTTCTACTGCTTGGGTATTGCCGAGACCTTTAGGCATCTTTGCTTTAGGAGAAGACATACTACTTTTCTTGTCCTTAACAATAGCACCTGTAGGCTCTTTAATAATTGGATAGTCCATATTATTTCCTAAAAGGTGGTGAGGAAAAGCACATTTTAAGTACTTAACCCCACCATTATAACATAAGTTAGTTCTCTTGTAAAGAACTATTTAGTCATTAAGGACCGTTAACGCCATACACAGCACGTGGGTCTGTCCAACCGAAACTGTAACGCTCATAGCCTTTAGCTTTAGCATTCATAGTATCGAAGTCATTATCTTGATCAAACATGATACCAACACGCTCATAGTATTTCATACCATTTTGGATGTTAGTACGCAAGAACCAAGCGTGGGGACTTGTAAGGTAATGATTCATAACGATACCTTCTGGAATGGCATTAGTTGCCTTCAGAACGTTAATGTCGTTATTTGCAGTACCTGATTGGAATACAGACTTTAGAATGCGGTTAGCGTTATACCATTCTTGACGAGCTACGATCAAGCTACGTGGCATTACGTTGATCAGCAAACCACGGTCGTTTTGGAAACCCATAATTGCTACAGTTGCGTCTTCCAAAGAAGCTTCAGAAAGGTCAACTGAAACAGTAGGAGTATTAGACCATGTGCCCCCAGAAGTGTTAGGGTGAACTAAAGAGCACAAAGGTTGATTATCACCACCTGTGTAGGTAGTATTAAACGCACGATTGTAAACGTTAGCACCAATGTTTTCTTTGGTTTGACGGAAAGACATTGCCAAAGCAGCAGCACGACGCTTAGAAACTTGCTCATACAAGTTGTCATCCAACTCTTCTTTAGTTACAATGTAACCAAGAGCGTATGCAACGTGTGTGTAGCGAGTTACGAAACCTTGGACTTCTGAGTCATACTGAACGCCAGCACCTTCAGATTTAATAGGAGCAAGACCGAATCCAGTTAACTGAACATCTTCTTCGTAGTTTTGATGTGAAGTATCTTTGTCGAATAACTTAATGTATTCTTCAGGATGTTCATCGTAAGTTTGTCCCCACCATGCTTTAATACCAGGCCATAAAGCCTTTGGGTGAGTACCAGTTGTAATTACACCAGCCATTTTATATATCTCCTATTAATTAAGCACCGAAGGCTTGTAAATATTGGTGTTTATTAAACTTCACCAAAATGTTGTTGTATGTGCCTGGTACGTTGGTAGGCTCTTGATACATACCTACAACTTGGAACATAGAAGCTGCAGTAGCTGCTGAGTCAGCAGTTACGTATGTGCTTGAGAATGGTGAAGACTGTGACAATGTTGATGTCTGGTCAGCTACAATTGTAGGAACCGCAGTAGAACCAACTTTAGCATCAGCAGAAACGTTAGCTTGCACTTGAAACACAACAGCAGGATCAGTGATAACATAAACGTAAGAATAGTTACCAGAGTTTAAGCTAAGATACAATTGAGCTAAATTCAAGTTAACACCAGCCAAACTTACGCCAGGATTAGATACACGAATAGATACAATAACACCTAAAGGTACGCTTGCAGCTACAGCTTTAGTTACAAGAGCTACGCCATTTGCGTCATTACCAACAGCGGATTTAACAACATCGCCAATAGCGTATGTGTTAGTACCATCGTTAGCAATAGCGTAAAGAACGCCTTGCTCGTTAAAGGGTGCGCCAGTAATTGTGCCAACTGGCGACAATCCTGTCACGGCATTTACGTTTGCCATTTGTTTTTCCTTTTAAGAAAGTTAATTAATTTTGATTCCAGCATTATAGAAACCAGCAGAGTCCACACCAGGTGTCTTGCCTTGTCTAATAGCTGCATCAGTTTTATCGTTACGCTCTTGTAATTGCTTTTGATCTTCGTCCCACCATTCTTTTTTAATTTTCATTAAATAAGCATACATTGGTTCGCCTTTTTCACCAGCACCTACTAAAAACCTAACCTTATCTCCTAAATCAAGGTTACGAGATGTAACATTTTCCGTAACCCCATCTACCTCACTAGGGTGAACAAATTCATAACCGTTTTCAGTGGCGGCCTGTATACGACCAGGCGCATCATTAAAAATATGCAAGTGAAAACCTTCAATTTGCTTTCCTACTTGCAGCTTACCTTGAGTCCCATTAAATACGCCTTTTTTACGTTCACGAGGACGCTCTACCTTAGTAGACTCTGTTGTAGCTTCAACTTTACGTTTAATATCAGTCATTTCTTTTCTCCCTTAATCCCAAGAATATTCAGCAACATATTGCTCTTTGGTCATCAGACCTTGCTTAACAAATTTATCACATGCTGATTTAGCATCTGATGGTAAGTTGTTATAAGACTTTTTACCTGAGCTAACCGAAGGTCTAGCAGTACCGTTAGTACTACCTTCCATTGGATTAAAGGCTGTCTTCTTACCAAACTTAGCTGGAATCATTTCAGCTAGTTCCAAGTCTAGTTTTTCTAAAAATGCTTTTCCTTGTAAGCTTGGGTTTTCACGTCGTAGTTCAACGCCTAATCCATTAGCCATACCAGTTAATCGTGCATCTTTACCAAACCATTCGTTTTTATCCATCCATTCATTTAAAATAGGATCGGTAGTAACTTGTGGAACTTCTTTAGCTTTTAATTCAGCAGCTTTTAAGTCTTCTTTAGCTTGAAGTCGTTGCTCTTTGATGTCGTCCATTGCGTCATCAATTGCTAGAACTCTATCTCCGCTACCTTCGTTAATTGCATCACGCTTGGCAACTTTAAGTTGTTCTAACTGAGATTCTAGTTCTTTACCTTTACGTTCAAACTGTTCCTTTTGATACTCACGAAACTCACGTGCGGCTTGTCTAGCTTCTTCAGCGACCTTTTTAGCTTCTCCTAATTCTTTAAGCAATTTCTCATTGTTCTTACGAAGGATTGGCATAATTTCTCTACCACGACGTACAAACGTCTCAGCATCTACCCAATCGTTCTCAGAGCCACGAAACTCTTCTTTGGCTACCCAACCCTGCGACCTAGCTTCAGTCTCGTGCTGTGTGGCTTCTGGAGCTTCCTGTGTTCCTTCTTGTTGTCCTGTTACTTGTTCTTCACT